AGTCTGCGGGTACGTGGCGTCAAAGGCCACGTTCGAGCCGGACAGGTAGGTGACCAGCGCGGCGCCGGCGCCACTCTTAGCGACCGCGGTGGTACCCGTGCCCAGCTTCATACCCGTCGCCGCGGTAGGCGCGGCGGCGTTCGCCGGCGCGATCGCGGCGATCACCTTCTTGGCGATGTAGTCGTCGCCGGCGTCAGTGATCAGGTTGCCGATCACGCGCTCGTGCTTGAGTGCGCCGTCCGGTCCGAACACCTGGATCAGCGCGGAGCCAGTGAACACACTGGCATCGTGGCCTTGGATCGGCGTGCGCGATTCCTTGAGCGCGCCATCCGCCCCGAATACCTGGATCATGGTGCCATCGTCATCGTTGCTGATCATGGGTCTCGCTCCTCATTCGGTGTAGTCGATCTCAGTCAGGTCAAACGATACTTCCGCCCATATGTGCGACGTGCGCGCCGTGCGGACCTTGGCCAGCGAGGCGAAGATTCGCCGGCCGGTCGGCTCGCGCCAGAGCACGATCCCAGGTACCGACGCAATCGCCTCGTACTCTTCCACGGTGGACGAGTCGTCGCGCAGCGTGCCCTCTACCCCAACGGCGAGGTTCACGCCCGTACCTTCAAACTGGACGGGTTTCTCGCGGTCCGCGAAACGGCGCAGGGCGCGCACCCGTGACGCCTCGCCGGCGAACTTGGGCGCGGCCCGCATGCGCACGATCCGGGCGAACCCGGGCCCAGCGGACAGGAACGACCACGCCTTCTCGGCGGTTTGATTGACCACTTCGGACGAGATGCCTGACGACGGGGTGGCCGAGAACACCAAGGCGCGGTAAGAGTTTGACCCGTTGATCGTGGGCATGAGGTCGAGCACGATCGCGGTCAGCGGACTACCGGACAGCACGATACCAGCGGTAACGGTAACCCAGTCACCACCGTTGATCGATCTCTGCAGAGTCACTGTGTCGATGGCTACGGTCACCCCGCCCGTGGGCGCGTCCCCTACCAGCGTGACCACCATCGAGCCGGACAGCTCGTCATACGCCGCGGTCACGGTCACGGCCGCCGGCGGTAGGTAGGTGACCGTGAATGCCTGTGTGTCGAGCGCGGACGTGAGCCCGGCCGCGGACGTGGCCGACACCTTGACCGTGTAGCTCGCGCCGTCCGCGAGCGCGGTGGCGAACACACCGGAGCTCTCTGTCGTGCCCGAGATCTGTTCGAGCAGGTTGGACGCGTTGTCGTACAACGATGCCGACCACGTGGCCTGCGCGCTGGACTGCTCTTGAAAGTACGTCCACGCCACGGTCAGGCCGGAGAAGTTATACGTGCCCGTGGGCGCCGAGATGTTGACCGTGGGCACCGCGCTCGTGGGGAACGTAGCATCGGCGGAGTACGCGCTCAGCGTGCCATTCTCGCCCGCGGTCGCGACGTGCCACGTGATCGTGTGACCGTTGGTCAGCGTCGCCGCGGGCAGGCTGTACGAGCTTACGGAGCTCGACGTCGGGCCAACCGTCACATACGAGCCGGCGTCGATCTTGTACTGGAGTTGGTACTTGCTTTGTGGCGTGCCATCGGCCGGGTTGTGCTGCCACGTAAAGACAATGGCGCCGGTAGCGTCGCGGCCCACGCCGGACGGCGCGAGGTTGGTGGGCGGGTTGGCCGTCGCGAGCAAGACCACCGTGTTCGAGTTGGCGGAGTACGCAGAGTTGAGTGAGCCGGTAGTGCTGCGCGCCCGTACCCGGTAGGTGTGCGTGACGCTCGTGCTCGGCGCCACGTGCTCGTACGTGATCACGCCGTTGGACACCGACGTCAACTCCGAGAACGCTCCGCCGTTTTGCGACTCCTCGATCCGAGTCGTGTACTCGCTGTAGTTGACGTGATTGGCCCAGTCGAGCCGAATGTTTCCGTTGGCCAGCTTGGTTGCCGTGAGTCCTGTCGGTGCGCCGGGCGTGGTCCAGATGTCGCCGGACTCCGCGCCTGTCGTCTCGAAACCGTTGGCCCCGAGCACGTTCGGGCGGAATCGATACTTATGGTTGGCGACAATGCCGGTGTCCGAATAGGACACGGCCGACGCGCCGAGCGTGGCGCGCAGCGCGTACGAGCCGGCGTCGTCCTTGCGGTAGACCTTGAGGCTCGCGTAAGCCTTGCTGGCCGCATCGTGGTTGGTCCACGCTACCGATGCCTGCGTGTCGCTTACGCGTGACGCGCTGACCGCGGTTGTCGCGTCGGGGTTGGCCCACGGCCGCGCCGGAATGTTGACCGTGAGTGTCTTGGTGGGCGTGCTCCCGTTGAACAATCCCGTGATGCCCACGGTGATGTCCACGGTGTGTGCCACGCCGTAGTCACTGTACGTCCACACCAGCGATTGCGTTCCGCCGTGCTGCTCGTTGATCGGCCCGCTCGATCCGTCCGCGGAACCGTCGACAACCGATGCGAACGACGATGGCGAAAGCGATCCGGCGCTTGCGCTCTGCGAAACCGTGCAGTTGTCGCCGTTGTAGTTGGACCCGCTTGCGCCGGCGCCACCGGGGTTGGACCAGATGGTGAAGCCAATCGTGCACGTGGTGGAACCGTTGACCACGGTCGACGTCGATTCCACTTGGATGCCGACGCGCAGGCCAGTGCCCGAGACGACTGAGTACGAACCCCACGAAACGGTCACGGTGTCACCATCACAACGCCACGGCGCTTGGAGTTGCGCAGCATGTCAACGAACTCCAAGAACTCTTCGATCGACTTGAACCGTGCCAACGTTTCCGGCGAGATCGTCATATAGATGTTGACGATCTCGGCTCGCGCTGCCTCGCGTTGCGCGGCCACGTCGCGCACGGAGGTCACGCGCTCGCCGGCCTGCAGCACCGTGAGCACATCCTCGCCCGGGATGCCGGGCACGATCCCGCCCTCGTGGAAGTGTGGCAGGTGCGGCGCGCTGATTGTCTTACCGCCGATGATGGGAACCCATGCGGGCACAGTCCAGCTCAGCTTGCCGATCGTGTTATTCCACGCATCGCTGACAAAGTTGAACGCCGTGCGGAATGGCCACGTGATGAAATCATAGATCTTCTTGAATGCGTCCCCGATCATGCTGGGCAGGTTCTTGAGCCAGTCCCACACATTGAGCGCGGTGTTCTTGATCCACGTCCATGCCACGCGCCAAAGGTCTTGGAACCACGTTGTTTTAGTGGCGATGAGTACGACGATCGCGATCAGCGCGGCGATCGCCACGATCACGAGTCCGATGGGGTTTGCGGTCAGGGCGGCGTTGAGTAGCCACTGAACTCCTGTCCACACAACGGTTGCGCCCTTGGCCACGCCCATCGCGATCGTGTGCGACGTCGTAGCGATCGTGTTGCCGATCGTCGATATCTTCATCTCGGCCATGCTCAGCAACAACGGCGCCAAACCGCCGGCGAGGTCCGCCCACCCTTGGATGTAGGCGACGATGCCGGCCTTGCCCGGTCCCTCCATGATCGTCGCGGTACCGTCGATCACGTCATGGATACCGATCAGGTTGCGCTCGCTGTTGTCGGCCTTCTCCCCCATGCGGCCCATGGCGTTGCCGTGCTCGTCCATCGACTTGGACGCCTTGCCCACGGTGTCATCCATCTTCTTCGATGACGCGCCGACACGGTCAAAGGCGGATTCAAGTTTGTCGGTGTCGCCGGCGAAAGTGACCGTCACCTGATTAGGCATCAGTCCACCTCGATACCGGTGGCGCGCACCACGTCAAAGAGAGCATTGGTGAGCAACAGGTTCATGTCACCCGAGTCACGGAATCGGAAGTACGCCGGGTAAAGGAAACGGCCGGACTTGACGAACGGCCGCTTGCTCGGCCGGCCGCGCCGGCGACCCTCGCCGCCGTAGTCGAGCCACGGCATCCATGGCGCTTTCGATCCGCCCTCGGACGCGCGCACGGCATCCTGACGCGAGGATGCCTTGATGGACGCTCGCGCCCTTCCGGAGCGCGAGGGTACGTCGGCACGGGCGAGCGTGATGACCTCGTTAGCGACCGTGTTGAGCGCCAGGCGCAGCATCTTGGGAAGCTGAGCGTCAATGTCCTTGAGGGCTTTGGAGAATTGCGTCAGGCCGTCCACCTTGATCGCGTCGCTCATCTCCACTCACCCCCTTACTCAGCTTGGCCTTTCATGTTTTCCAGCTCCTGTTGCTGCGCGATGCGGCCGTAATAGACCTGCCAACGCATGTACTCGTCAGGCGTCAAGCTGTGCCGCAGCTCGTTCACTGTTCGGCTCAGCTTCTGTGCTAGGTAGTGCTCGAAATTCGGCCGATCGATCGGCCTCGAATTCCTCGTACACCCCCTTGGCCTTGGCCTTGGTCACCACGCCGGACAGCTCGCCGATCGCGTCGGTAACGGTTTCGAGCTCGCCGGCCGGTGAGATCATCTGCCATTGCTTGATCTCGGCGTTGGTCATCTTCGGGTCCAGTAGGCCGAACTCGATTGTCTTGCGGTCCTTGGCCATGGCGTTGGGCTCGTTCTGCACGAGCATCGCCTCAGCGCGCGAGAGCGCACGGACACGCAACGTACCAAAGCCTTCCAGCTCGACATCCTTTTCGGGCAAGCCACTTCGGTTGAGTAGCCTTGATTTCAGGTCGTCATCGTTCATCGGGTCTACGTCCTTTACGCTTGGTTGATCGTGGTGACTGCGCCGGTGCACTTGAGCTTTGCCGACCACTTGACGTAGTCGTTGTACGGCGAGGTTTCCTTGTATTCCTCAAGGATCGCCTCGAACGTCTGCTGAGGCTTGCCCGTGCCCGTGCCCCGCATCTTGCGCACGACCGTGACTTGCTGGCCGTGCATCGCGTCCAGCGCGGCGGTTCCGGTGGACACCGTCACGTCATACTTACCGTCCATCGTGAAATCGGCATCCTTGAGGTTCGCCCCGTACTCCTCGTCATCCTTGCCGTAGCCGGTCGTGGGAGAGGTTCCGATCTTCTTCGTGAACTCGCTGTTAGAGGTCCACAAAGAGACGTCCAGCCCCTCGACGCTGATCTGTGTAGCCTTGCCGTGAGCAGGCATGTCAACTCCCTTATGCCGCGACGTCGAGATCGAAAAACACTGCCATGTAATTGATTGCGGCAATCGACACCGCATCAAAGTGGATGTTGGTCACGGTGAGCATGTCGAAAGTCGCGCCCCAACCCTCCGCCTCAAGCACGGTGACCACGCTTTGCGGCCCGGAACTGTTGGCCCACAACGCCGCACGGGCTCGCGTGCCCCGCTCATTGATGCGCCCGACAACGATCATGACCTGCAGGTTCATCCGCGGGATGCCGCGATGGTAGGTGCCGTGCGGGTCGATGCTCTCGGGGTAGGACACAATCGCCACGGGCGGAACGACTGCGCCTCGATCGTCAGCGACTGAGCGCAGGAACTGGCCAGCGGTAACCGGGTCTGGGATCGTGGCCAGGCGCGCCGCGATCTCGACCATAACGGCGTTGTAGTCCATGGCTCACCCGGGCATTCGCGGGCGCACGAGCCCGGTCAGGGACACGGCCACGTCGGGGTCAAGGCGTTCTAGCAAACGCAATTCCGAGCCCTGGTCAGGGCTGCCAGACACGCCTAGCGGACTGTCGCGGCGAGCAAGGAAACGCGAGATCTGTAGCCGGCCGGCCATGGGCACACCGGGCGGAAACGCCGGCCACCCCCACGGCGCGACGATTGACGCCTCGTACTCCTCGCCGGTGGGAACCGTTGCGGCGTCGCGCTTGAACGAGAGCGCGGTCCATGGCATGAGCTCTTGCGCGGCGTTGATCGGCTCTTTGGTGTAATCGGTGGTAACCGTGCCACCAATGGTGACGACTAGTCCGGTTGTGGACATCAGGTCGTCGATATCGACAATCCAGCGGTCGCGCACGTCGTCATACCATCCGGTGTAGAGCCGCGTTTCGACCGTGGCGACCTTGCCGAACTGGCGGTTACAGCGTCGGTCGATCGCTCGGGAGACGGCCGAGATGATGACGGCTAGCTCAGTGTCATCGATCGCGTCATTGATGCGAACGAATTTCTTGGCTTCCTCAAGCGGTACGTAGTCCGGTTTCCAAGCCACCCCGGCCACCTCCCTTCACGAATCGTTTGCCGGCGTGCCTATTCCTCGGGCGTGCGCAGCGGGCGCGCGGCGTGCGTCGCGAGCTCGAACGTGTCGATCTCTTTGCCATCCTTGGCGGTCACGGTGACCATGCCGGACTCGCGGTCCAGCTTGTAGACCGCGCCGGACACCGGGTCGACCGCCCGGCCGCCGGACTCCAGGTCGCCGCGCATTCCTTCGGATAGGAACGGCTTGGCCACCACGACGCGCGGCACGTTGGCTACAGCGTCCTGTGTGAGCCCGCCCGTGAGCGCGGCGACATCCTGTGAGGACACGACGTCCGTGGCCGCAGCGTCCGGCTCAGCCGGCGCAACAGGCGGGTCCGCGAACGGGTCTATGGGTTGCGTCATCGGAAGTATTCCCTTCGCATTGCTCGAGCACATGGTTGACTAGGTCGGATCGTTCCGGGGCACCCGGCCAGCCGGACCCGAATCGGCCGGCCGGGTGGGTTACGCCGGTTACGCCGGGTCGTAAATGACCTCGCGCACGCCCGTCAGGTCCGTGCACGCGATCGCCCGGTACCCCCAGATACCAAGGTGGATCGAGTCGACCTCGATGTTCTCGAACGTCAAGCGCTGAGGCGGAGTCGCCCAGCCTGACACGTCCGCGCGGTCGAATAGGTACGAGCTGGCCGGCACGACGCCGGTTGCCGCGAGCGCCCACGCCGGCTTGCCGACCAGGCCGGCGACCAGGATGGCGGCGAAGAAGTCCGTCGTGCTGCCCGTTGCGTTCGTCGCGCCAAGGTACGGAAAGAGCTTGCGCCCGTTGCCATCCTTGGCTGCGATCAACGCCTTGTAGAGGTCGATCTGAATAAAGAAATCGCGCATCCGGAAACCGCCGCGGATGTACTGCAGCGGCGCCAGCTGCGACGTGATCGACGCCTCAAGCACGGAGTCCTGCGCCAAAGCCGTGATCGTGATGCCGGTCGGCGTGAGCGCGTCGAGCGCGGCCACGGACGCTGCCTCAAGCGCCTCGAACCACCCGCGGACCATCTGAGTCCAGATCAGGCCGGACAGTTGCGGGTTACCGCCTTGGTCCCACGCGATGCGCGAGATCTTCACCTTGCCCGAGATCGGCGTGGGCGTGATCGTCTGCGACGTGGCCACGTACGTGCCCGCGGTAGGCTCCGTGCCTTCCGAGTGCACGGCGACCAAGCCCGAGCTCGATGAGAACTGAGGCAACACAAACGGTGTCGCGTCAGCGATCGTCCCCTTGTTGATCGCGTTCCAAATTGGATACTCGAATTCCTGCTGATCCACGAACAGATCGGGCCGTGCAACGGCCGGGTTGAGCGCGGCTGCGTCGGCCTTGGAAACGAATTGCGCCGACATAGCGCCCGATGCGAACTCCTCCATCTGGCGGAAGTAGTTCGTCACGAACTGTGTGGCGCGCTCAAGCGCGGCCTGGTCCCCGCCCTTGCCGGCCTTGCCCAAACCGTCGATCACGTCCGAGGAGAAATCGTGCGAACCCCGGGTGAGGTTTCCCTTGCGGTCAAAGCGATACGGCATCGGATCAGTGACCGCAGTCACGGCCACCGGACGCGCGGTCGGGTTGACGGTCGGGCGCGGCTCCTCCGCCGGCGCGGTCGGCCCCGCGATGCCGAGCAGCTGACGCAAGTAGCCACCCTCAGCGAGGCGGGCGAGCTGGTCAGCCGAAAGGCTGAACGACTGCTGCGCCGGCTGTACGGGTTGCGGGACACCCATGAGCGCGGCGACCGCCGCGGGGTTGGCGAACAGCGAGCGCAGTTGATCGTCATTGAGCTGCAGTGCCGGCGTGGCCGGCGCGGCGCTAACCGGCGCGTTGGCCGGCGGGTTGTTCTGCGGCCGGGAAGCGCACGCCACACCGGGCGCGTGCCTTTGGCCACAGGCGGCGCATTCTTCCATTGCATTGCCCTTCTGTTGTGTAGCAACAACTTTCGTGATCCGGGCGTCATCGAACGCCGGCATTGCCGTCCCCGATGTCTCGCGCATTGTTGCGCGGTACACGTTGTAGACACCCTCGTTGTCAAGAATGGTGTCTGCGTCAAGGTCGAATTCCACGCCCGCGGACAGTCCGTCGTAGATCCCATCCGCGGCGTCTTGGAGATAGTCGCTCGCCGCTTGCTTGCGACCGAGCTTCCACTTGCCTTGTACGCCTTCCGTTTTCTGCGTCAGGTTCAGCGCATAGCCGACCGCCTCACCATGATCGATCAAGAACTTGGCCCGTGATACCGGAGTGCTCCACTCGACGGAGCCCGGCATGAACCGGAAGGACAACCCCCACTTGGTGACCACCTGGCCATACGGAATCGCCAAACCCCACACGGTCCGAGTGTCCGTTTCCACGCGGAAATCCATCGACACCGCATCGCAATCCAAGCGAACCTGACCGTTGACGGTAGGTGGCGCGCTCAGCGTGCCCGTGTTGAACTGCAGCGTGGTACGCCTGTTTTGCATGGTGTCCTCCGATGGCATGGCAGCCTCGCGTGCAATGCGCTCCGCCTCCGCAACCGGATCGAGCGGCGCAGGCGCGGGCGGGGTGGGTTGCTTGGGTAGCGGCGACCGGCCGATGTCGTCTCGAATCTCGTCGATCTCCAACGCGCCCATGTCCTTGTACGTCTTGTGAACCGCAGCTTGCTCGGTCGGGTTGCTCTTAAGGTATTCGCGCAAGTCCAGGATCACGCGGTGCCCGCGGCGCGTCACGTCACCCATCGAGAGCCGATCGGTCAGTGCCCGCATGTACGGGGACAGCACGTCGTTGATCCGGTCGCGCCGGCGGTCCACGGCGTTCGCGTAGGTGCGTGAAGTTGTTGACACGCCTAGGTCTTCAGGGTCGCAACTGAGCAGGTTCGCGATATCCAGCACGGCTTGCTTTTGGAGCTCCGCGAGCTGCATCTGTTGCGGCGTAGGCGTATCAACGGCGTTGTACTTCAGTGACGCCGGTATCCACCCGGTGGCGCGCTTGCGCCTCGCGGAACGCCACTTAGCGATGATCTTCTCTGCCTCAGTGTCGTCGATCGGGTCGGCGCCGTCGCCCGGCGAGAAGTAGTCCAACGGCCGGGGGTACTCCGCGTAAAGCTCGGCCGCAGCATCCAAGAGCAGCCATCGACGGATCGCCTTAGCGCCACCGTCGTGCAGAACGCCGGGGTTGGGCGAGTCGAAACGTATGATTCGCGCCGCGCTGACCTCGCGTCCGTCGATCCAAACCGACGCGCCACGGGGGTCGTGCCCGGAGGGCAACGGCGCCGGCGAGCGGTAAGGGGTGAACACCGGCGGTAGCAGGCTGACCGTGTGCGGGTCACGCCGGCTCGCGTGAATGGGGTAGTTTTGCGCGTCCCACTCGGTAATCTCCCACCACGCGATGGAATCGAATAGAAGATCTTCGATGGTTTGCGAGATCATGGCAATGTTGGGAACGTCTGGATCAATCTGCTCGAACAGCGGATTACGTTGCACCACGTTGTTTTGATTGAGCTGAACGATCGGGAGCGCGGCGATCGCGCACAGCTTGTTCCGGCCGTTACGTACCGCGGGCACAGATAGTGCAGCCGCGCGTGACACCGAGCGACCAGAGATCATGTTCATCTCAAGGATGACCTGATCAATCGGCCTAGGTGTGGAGTTGAGCGGCAGCAGTAGTCGACTCAGGAGTTTGCGCAAGCGGCCCGCCACGGCTCACACGTTAGCAGTAAAAATCCGAACTATTCATCGTCGTCAACCACCACCGTTAGGCGTGGTTTGCCGACAGGCGGGGGAAGCGTGCGCGCCAGGTGGACAGCGCCGGCGGCCGAATAGGCGGCGTCACAGTGTCCGCCTCGCCGGGCGAACACCCATCGGTCGCCCCACGAGAGTCGTTCTGCGCCAAGGACATGCGCGTTCTGCAGCGGGTCGCCCGAATGCAAGATCTTCAATGTACGAACTTGCTCCTCGAACCCCATACAGACGTCGGGCAACTCCGCGCGAATCTCCTGGATCTTGGTGCCACGGGGTAGCCACTTGGGCGGATGGTTGATCCCGCCGGGGGTGACCGGCGCCGGCTTGAACTCCGCGGCGTACATGGCTGCAGGTCCGCCCGGTAGCCACCCGAACGCCTTGGGTCTGATCTTGGTTATGAGCGCCTTGAGCTGCGCGATCAGTCCTGACATCGGTCGTTGTGGGTCATCCTCGGACCACGCGGCCACCGGCTCGACGCGCGTCAGCTCGCCGCCCGGCAGGGTGGCCGCAGCGCTGAGTGTGGCGTGCCGGCCGTCCAGCGCCACGTCAAAGACCAGCGCCACGCGGTCACGTAGCGCTGCCAGGCTGCCCGGGACACAGCACACCTGCCACGGCTCAGGGCTGATCGCCGGCGTCAGCTTGTCGACCGTGATGCACATGGCCTCAGTGCGGAACTTGGCCAGCTTCTCGCCGCCGGCGCGCATCGCCTTGGCGCCGGCGCGCACGAGATCGTCACCATCGATCGTGCGATTGAACTGCGGATTTGCCTGCGCGAGAGCGTACTGATCATCGGCGCGGGCGTCCGGCGGCGATGAGTACTCGAACCACCCGGTCCGCCAGTCGCCTTGCCCGGTGGCGATGAACTGCATAGCCTCAGCTCGAGCTTCATTGAGAACTATCGATCTGTCGTCGCCGGCGTTGGACAGCGCCCAGAGCTGCGCGTCGGGTACCGCCTGCATCGCGAACTCGATAGCGGACATGGCCGAATAGTCATGATGTTGGCGGATCTCGTCACATATGCCGCGATGCACGGTCAGCGACCGGCCGCCCTCCTCGTTGCTCGCGGCGATCTTGTAACGGGACAGGTCCACGTGATCGTCATCGCGGTAGCACCAACACTCCTGCTCGCCGTTGGCCTCGCGGTACCAACGCCGCGGAGGCAGCATCTTCGCCACGCCCGGATCTTTAGATTTATCGATTAACGTGATCAGTTTCTTCCATGATTCTTTTGCATAATCAAGCTTTGTCGATGTACCAAGAATCAAGGGAACGCCGGCGATGAACATCCAATAGCCTGACAACATAACGGGCACTTCGGTTTTCCCGTTCTGTCTGGCCACGATGACCCACACGTAACGGAACCGCGGACGGCCGTCCGGCAAGAGCTCGCCGCCATGGATGGCGGTCCAGCGCTGCCACGGGTACGGCTCGCGGTTCATCGAGTCGCGGGCGAACGTAACCCAGTCGAACCCCTCGCTCGTGTCGGGCGTGAGCGCGCATCCGCACCCGCACGGCCCGGGCGGACCCGTGATCAGCGGCGGCGTCCAAAGCCGCGGGGTGACGCTACCGAGTACGAGCGGCGCGTTTGCGCTGCTCACGCCGCTCCCTAAGCTCATCGCTCGGACCCTTCGGTTGCGCCGGCGTGGGCGCCGTGCTGGCACCACGCGCACCCGGCGTGAGCCCTAACTGTGCCAGCACGGCGAGATACTTCGGGCCAAGATCGGAGGCTACTGAGTGCGCGCTGAGCGCGTCACGGATCTTGTCTAACGCGTCGCCCACCTCGACGCCGGCGAGCTCCGCGGCGGCCACGGCCTGATCAAGCTTTTCCAGCGGTACGCGGTAACGGCTCGCCGGCGCGGCGTTGTCCAGTAGGCCGGCGTACCGCCGCGCGAGCTGCACGGCCGCCTTGTCCATGTCCGCGGGGTCCGCCTCGCGCAGCGCCTCGCGCAGGGCGCGCTGAGCTGGTCCGTCAGCCATCGCCGGCCACCACGTCGATAACGAACACAGCGAACGCGATCAAGAGTGCGGCGATCAGGGCGAGCGTGTTGAGGCGGGCCCATAGGTCGATCAGCTCATACACGATCATCACTTCTTCGGTTTGCTCGGCCACAAGACAACGACGACGATGAATAGGATCACGCACACGGCTGTGATCATCTTAGCGCGATCAGACATCGTCTATCTCCGATGCGTGTTCGCGCTGGTCAGCGGCACGGCCGGGGAGAGAGAAAAAAGACAA